GGGGAAGGCTAGTAAATCAATTAGAACGTCTCGCCTCTCCATAGTCCCCTTATGAACCAGGTAAACCTTATCCGCGTCGATTACAAAGAACTCAGCACTGGTAAATTTATTCTGAAATTTTTGAGCGAGTCTTCCAGGCATATCGGAATAAGCCTCAAGAGAGAGTTCAGCGCAGCGGCGAAGTTCTGGATGCATGGGAGTTACTCTGTGGGGGTATATATACATATGCCCCGCTATATAATCGATGGGGGGCCTGATGCGAATGATTCTTATTCACTATTTCCGGTAATCATAATTACCGGAAATAAGAGATTTGTTGTAAATCAGTAACTTAATGATCAAGTGCTCAATAATTAACCAGTTTTTCGTTGGTTCGGGACGGAAACCACTAGATATAGTGTTTGAATTTTGCTATTCGCGCGCGCTCGAGGCCGATATTTAACACTACCACTCTGTTTTGCCCCTCCCCACCAATCAAAGCAATTAATGTACTTCGCCGCTCCTAGCGTACAAAGTAAAGCACTGCTCACAGTTCATGCACTCGAGCTCCGCTTCTAGACTATCTTTGTATTCTTCTACTACTTTGTGAATATAATGCTCTCTCTCACCGCAACTCGGACATTTAGCCGCATTGATAATAAAAGCAGAATCGCCCTGGTAAACTGGCGTTAGTATTTCAACGACTATCTTTTTACTCACAAAAGCTTTTATAACAATCACTGCACCCGGTTATTAGATTCTTTGTATCTTGTAACAGTAAGTCTTTACCGCAGCGGCAATACCCATCAACCGGAAACGCGACCCACCCACCGGACAACTCATACTGTTTCGCAATTATTTCGTCTCTTTCTATATTTTTCATATACTATTTGTATACTTCCTATGATTTATGTATATAATATGTATACATTCATTAAAAAGAGGACGTAACAATGGCTAAACAACACACAGTCTCAATCTTTATTAAGGGTGATACTTGGATGGCGCACCATAGCGACCCAGCAATAAGAGAGATATTTGATACCAATATCCTACCAACGGCCTACAAAAGCCAAATGAGTGCGAATCAAGTAATCGCAAGCCTTAAAGAAGATGCTCGTAGAGCTTACGAGCGCCGATACGCGCCGATGCTGCCATCCGATTCATATAAAAAACCTAATCTTAAATATCGCTTCGATCCTACCAAAGCGTTTGGCGCTGTTACATGGGAGGCCAAATAATATGGATATTCAATGCTCTATCTGTGGTGAGCCCTGGGATAACGATTGTTTACATGATTCTAACGATTATGGAGCACCCGCTGGGCTCTCTTATAAGAAAGCGTCCAAATTGTTCCAGCAATACGGGTGCGGCCTTTTTAGCGAAACACCCACCGAATGCACCAATAAGCCTTGCGTTGATCTGGACCAATTAACAGAAATCCAGGTTAAGCAAATACTTTCCGATTATGCCGACGACTGGAGTATTTAAAATGAAACTATTAGATACGAATGGATCAAATACCAAGCTTAAGAAAAACAATAAGCCTATCGATATTCGTGTTGCTGGGCTTTCCCTCTATCCTAATGATCTTGTTTGCCCTATGAGAAACAAAGCGAAATGCAAAAAGCCTTGTTTGCGTGCTTCCGGACGCGGTGCATTTGATAACGTAGAGAACGCCAGGAAAGCAAAACTTAATTATTATATGAAAGACCGGGCCGGATTTATTAAGCAATTAACAAAAGAGCTTATAAACTTTGAAAAGCTCTGCAATAAAAACGGCGTTATTCCCTATGTTCGATTGAATGTCATATCGGATATACAATGGGAGCTTAAAACCAACGGCGCAATTCCCCAGTTATTCCCTAATATTAATTTCTACGATTACACAAAAATTGCGAAACGATTAACGAAAACACCCAGTAACTATAAGTTGATGTTTTCTTATAGCCGGGCGCCCGAGTATCAAGATCAAGTAAGCCTTGCACAGAAAACAAATGTTCCTATTTCTGTTGTTTTTTATGGTCCTATGCCAAACGTATTCCTGGGAAAAAAGGTTATAAACGGCGATGACTCGGACATTGAAAACTTAAAACACAAAAACCGCATTATTGGCCTTAAATACAAGATTGCAAAAGGCCAGGGCGTAGATCCATTGGACACGCCTTTTATCGTTAATACTAATTGTATCCCTCTTAAAATGGTGGCGTAAATGATGAATCAAACCAGCACAAAAGATCTTATTATCCTCGCGCATAAATCAACGTGTATACACAACGGCGGCGATTTTTGGCGTAACAATGCTTTAACAATGACAAAATCGGCTTTAAGGTATTTCTCAATAGGTGATGAAATAAACGCCCGAGAGATGGCTTACAAAGCGTTAGCTGAACTCTGCGTTGAAGACTGTTTAAAAATAACTAGTTAACTTATACAATCAATACACTTTCGGGAGTGTTTAAAATGGACACACAAGAAATACATTCTTTACTGAGAAGCAGCGTTCTAGATTTAATCGAACTTCACCAGGATAAACCAGTGCATATGGTAATTTATGCGTTAATTTCTGTCGGCGCCACGTTAGCGAGAGATTCAGCACCCACAGAAGAAGACGCGGAAAAATTAATCAAACTTGCGTTATCGGAGGATTAAAGCATGATTAACGAAACAACCCTTCAAAAATTGCATGATCTTACAAACTCTGAGCTTTACGACGCCGATTATGGTGATTTCGTTTATGAAACCGTAGAGACGCGCGACACCTTGGACGATTTCAAATCGAACTGCGGTAAATGGGCCGAATGCGATAAACCATTTAAAGGCTCCCTCGGTGAATTCTCTTACATTGGCTGGTCCAACGTCCAAGCGCGAAAAGGCGATATGAGAAATCCAATTACTATTCTCGATCTCGGTAATTGCAGAATAAGTTTTAGACAGGATATAAGAGATCTATTGTAAACAGCGTTAATAACTTTTTTATAAAAACAAAACGAATTAAAAAGGCGAAAACATGAAAATTACACAGGCATTTGTACGCGACGTCAAAAAACATTTAAAAAAAGATTGGCATGATCAAACGTGGTGGGATTTTGACCGATTGCCGCAAACACAGGCGGTCGTATACGCTTTGAACGAAACGGAGCCACAAGATCCGCTTGACCTTGTTGTGAAGGAAGCAGAAAAATACATCGATCATATAAGTTAATATAATCAATATTTACGTGAAGGCCCTAAAAAGGGCCTTTTTTATTGTTTACTATTCCCATTTTGCGAACCGTACAGATAGCCACTAATCCCACTAATCACGGCCATTAAATTACCAACGATCAAATTCGAAAGTGCAAGGTCTGCTTGCTGCGGCGGCGATACAGTGATCAAAAATATATATAGGAAAAACAATAGCAAAAATACGCTTGCAAAAACTTGCGGGAATATCTGACCTTTATGTGTCTCTCTCGCGTGTCGTGTATCCTCCGCTTGCAGTTTGAAAGCATCGATATCAAGTTCGCGCATTCTCACGCTAAACGCCTGGTCCTCCACAGAAAGCGCCGCTTTCTGGTCCGGTGTAGCAGTTTCTAGAGCTCTCTCAACCGCTGTTTCTTCTGGTGATACTCCGAGTTTACTTGCAACCGCTTTTATTGCTATGGATCCGAGTGGGCCTCCTATCGCGCCTCCTAACGTTGGGGCAAATGCTGAGAGTAAACTTTTAAGCTTCACCTAATTTCCCGGTTTCATTTTGTCGCGGTCGTTTTTGTCGGGGCTTTTGTCGCGGTTGCTTTCCAACCACTCGCCCGGTCGCTATGAATTCTTGTATACGCGCTTCCAAATCCCGCACTTTTTGCTTTTTTGCATTTGTCGGGGTCGGTTTTGTCGGGGTCGATTTGGGATTTCGATTTGTCGCGGTTGATTTTGTCGGGGTCGATTTCAAAATATGATTTGTCGGGGCGTTCATTAGATCAAGCCTTGGGCCTGTAGCAGTTCGTAATTCTTTTCATGGGCCGCAGCGACCTCTGCTTTGTTACCGCCGTCGTATCGCACCGCAAGCCCTCTCAAGATAAGATCCTCCCCAACGTTCACTCCGTCGGCATTAGTGACAATCGCAAGACCTCGCCCAAATTTGTCGAGTTCCTTACTGTCGATCACAATCTTGGAGCCTACCGGGGTGAGTTTTTCAACGTGCGCTTTCGCTAACTTCGCAGCCGCCTTGCTGATGTCTGTACCTCCACGCATTTCCGGTGTGTCTACGTGATGCAACCGTATGGCCGCTTTGTGGTAAACGGACCAACCTAAATTCAACGTGACCTTGATAGAGTCACCGTCAATGATTCGATCTACGGTAGCAGCAACTTCATATTTCATTGTTGAGGATAATCTCTGCGATTTCTTTCGCTCTGTTTGGGACTTGCTCGGCGTAAAGAGAGTTTGGATAAATGTTAGCAGCCGCCGCCGTCCAATTTTGAGCAGCCATCGCTGAATGATGATTGATAAATTTAGCATGGCGGGTCGCACCCAGGTTATAAGCTAAGGACAGCACGGCGGCGGCACGTTCTGGCGACAGGTCATCGAAGTAGTCGTACCGAGCGCGAACCTCATTCTCTACCCGCTCAATATCGTTATCCAACAGCATTTCGCATTCTTGCTCTGTCAAACCAAGAGAGGTTAAGTTCCTCCCATAGCCGATGCTTTGATCACCATTGTCGTCATACGGATGCAGCCGCAAACCTTCCTGGCGTTTAAGGAGTTCTCGTATCATGGGATTCTCGAATTGGATTGTGAGCCGTGCCGTCGGGATGTTGCGAAAGGATAAGTAAAGCAACCGGCACAAACCCACAGTAGTAAAATCGTACTAAGTTTCACTACGAATATACAGTGTATTTTTGTCTTTTTTGCAGTAATTTAAGGGTTTTTTCCAAGTCTTTGTAGGCCGACGCTAAGTTGTTTTCAAACTGTCTAAAATTTTGTCCAACTAACCTGGCGCGATCCTTATTAGTGTAAGTCTTCCCGGCATCATTCAGACCTTGATACAACCGTTTACCTATTATCGATAAAGCGCGCTTGTCCTCTAACTCTGCGAGCGCCAAATCAATGTCAGCAAATTTTGCGTGGGTCTTTTCTTGTTTATCAACGTACTTTTCTAAACCACTAACAATCTGCGAGGTTTGAAAGCTACCCCTGTACTCTATAAACCGGGATAAGGTGGACGATGACGGCCAACCGACCTCAGTGCGGCGAATCGTATCAAGCCATATATCTACAAGATCATCGATTTTTTCTTTATCCATAAGCAGAAAATCTCTTTTCACTGTTTTATCTGTACGCGCTCTTCTGTACGTGCAAATTTTTTTTTCTGTACGTGCAAAATTTTTTTCTGTACGTCTCTGTACGTGCCTAAATGCTGTTTTCTCTGTAGGCGCTCTTCTGTAGGTGCGAGCAATTCTTTCTGTAGGTGCGAATTTTCTTTCTGTAGGTCTCTGTAGGTGTTTCTCCAAATAATCACTGTCAAAGTTCGGAAAGTTCGGAAAGTTCGGAAAGTTCGGAAAGTTCGGATTGCATATCTACAAGATCATCGATTTTTTCTTTATCCATTAGTGAGCATCTCCGAGTGCAATTGCACTCGTGAAAAGGGCAGTTGCACTTTTGCCTTAATGTTCTGTGTTAGTCTGGGGGATACTTCACGACAGGCAGCCTTTTTCTTTTAACTGACCGTTGTTCCATCGGGTAGTGTTTGGACCAATCTTATCCGGTGGGGGTAACTTTCCTTCGCTGGACCAAGTCCATATGGTTTTGCGGCTGCAATCAAAGAATCGCGCAAGGGTTTTGTCTGAAGAGAATCCACGCCCGTTTGTCAGGTCTTCAATTTGTTGAGTTTCTTGCTTTTGTCTTTCGAGGATTTTTGTTTCGGTAGATCGTTCCATAGCACACTCCGTTATTGGTGGACAGATAAAATCTTATTTACCGCAATTGCGGTAAAGAAAACCAAAATAAGGCTTGTAATTACAAGTCTTACCACTGGTAATTCCGATTACATTTCAAACTACGTGTTTTATAGGATTTTAGAAATTTTAGTAATCCTCGTTCGAGAACATAGCTGCATTCAGACTTTCTTCGCGCTCTTTTACCCTTGCCTTTAAATCTGCCAGAATCTCAAGAGCCTCTGCTCGAGTATATTTTTTTACTTGGCGGCTTTCTTCTAACATTTCCTCGACAAAATCTTCGCCATACATATCGACCATATATGCACGGTATTTTAAAACTGTCGTCGCCCTTTGCATTCCGTATTGATTTTCATAAGGCGTCTGAGGATGGATATTCTCCTCCATAATTTTCGTTCCAAGCTTGCCTCTTTCAATAAAGTGACCGCCTTGCATTTCCTTCCAATGTTTTCGAATGCCAGAGGTGACACAGGTGCAGTAACCATTACTGTCAGCCGCTTTTAGCCGTACAAGCTTCTGCATAAGAACCGCGCAATCGTCAATGATCTTTGCAGTTGTCTTCGGCTTTCGCTTCGATTTTTTCAATGGCGTTTTCAATCCGATCGACCCACTCTGCTAACTGATCTTGGAATTCGTAAAGCTCGTCATCACTTATTTCTATAATTATTTTCACGCGGTTAACGCTTCTTTGCTGCGCTTTATAAAATCGGTCCAATTGACCTTATCTGCGTATTGGTCGTAAATTTTTGTAATGTATTCATTAGCCTGGGAGATAGAGAAAAGACTGCTTACATCGATAATGCTCATTAACTCTAATTTTCTATCAAATGGTAGACCGCCCTGTCCCAGCCCGAAGTTCTTGTCGTATATCTCACGGAATTTCTCGCTAGACTCTCGTAGAATTGGAACCCCAATAGTAAGTTTGCATTCAGACTTAGCATGCTCCATATCTTTGCCGTATAACTGCTTTGCAATTTCGCGATACATAGCGTGCTGGAGCATATTCTGTCCGTTTGAACGATTGCGACCGTCAAAAATTTGCACAACAAGATCGTGGTGCTCGGCAAACTTTTCATCAATCGCCTTATGCACATAGCTAACTTGTGAATCGTTACGGACCCGGTAATGCTGCCCTTCCATCAGCTAAACTCTGAGTTGAAAAACATTTTTTCTCTATTTGAAGTCGAGCAGAACTGGCGCGATTTGTGTTGCCAAAGACCAACAGTGTTTTCCCAGGGGATGTGTCTGTTCTTTGCGATGATTATCCGTGTGTCTGGACGTTGGAGATATTCCTCATCATCTAGCCCAAGCTCTGTTCCGAGCTCCTTCATGTCCTCGAGGCGCTGCTTCTTTTTGTCGGACCAAACGATTGCTAGGATGCTCGAGAGTTGTGAGATCGAACCAGAACCCAAAGCATCGAACCGGGTGGGTATGTACTCATCACCGCCCTTATCGGGCTTCCTGGCGTGATGCACGATGGCTATGTGGATGTTGTACCCTTTTGCAAGTTGAACCATCATCGCGTAAAACTCGCGTTCTCGCTCGGTATCGCCGCAAACATTTTCGATCATTTGCAAACAGTCGATCACGATAAACTTCGCACCGTAGTCCCGAGTCATTTTTAAAATGAGGGCGTATACCTCGAGCACCTTGCACGTACCCACATGATCGTAAACGAGTATGCGGTTCTCTGACCAATCGATATATTTTTCTTTGAGTTCCTGTGTTGGATCTACAGCGCCAGTTGATTGCTTGCATAAAAGTTCACCGACAGACCGGACATCCATTTCTAATGAACAAATGCCGACCACATGGTCTCTCGCGGCAAAGGCAGCTATCTGATTTAATGCGCTGGATTTTTTATGACCGTCAATTCCTATCCACGTTGATACACAGCCGAACTGAAGGACTACTCGACCGTGTAGTTTTTCCCAGCACATATTTATGCCTTGAAGCGCTACCGACTCGCTAGAGTCAGCAAGAATTTTTTCTTTGTGGCGATTGAGCCACTGGACCCGGTGCTGAGTTTTTTCTTTAAGAACCGAATCTAGCGTGTCTTGATTAAAATCCGAAACTGAAATCCTATCGACGATCAAATCATTATCTCCTTAAACGTTGGGGAGGCAACTTGCATTTCAGCCCAGGTTTCCCACAACCGCTGTTTGAGAATTCGACAAACGTGCGGGAAGTTTGGATCCCACTCCCCCGCCTTCCGAACCGCACACTTTCGGCGGTATTCGGCCTGAGAAATTTTCAGCACTTGTTCAACATCGGAATCTGTAAACCTTAATTTTTTCCACTCCTTGAACGCTTCGCTCTTAGATCCCTTTGCTCCCAACGTTGGGGTAAAAATCATCCAAAAATAATTAAATTCATCAGAGTAATTCGCCGTGATGCCGTTTTCGGCATTACGATCCGACAATGTTTTTGTTTTAGGTTTTAGATTATCGTTAGATATATTATCGTTAGATATATTATCTGTTGTCTTTATCAATTTCCGTGCCAACTCCACCGCTTCGTCTTTTTCGATAACACGGCGTGCTGTTTTCGGCATAGCGGTTTCATGTGGAACTGAGTAACTGACACCCGCAAAACTTCCGTCGTGCGAATGCTTCTTATGCTCAATAATAAAGTTGTGCTGGAGCAAAAGTTTTCTTGCACGATAGAACTTGATGTCGCCGATCGAAAATTGCGCCATAATACCACTCGCGTTCGCAGCTTGACCGTCAGGTAGCGTGCTGAGGAAAGAGAATATAGCGGTTGCTACTGGATCCTTGAGAGCTATTGTTTTTTTTAAAGCCTCAACGTCCATTTAAAAATCCATTTTTTTGTAATCTATCTTTTACGTTGGAGGCCCAAAGCAAATCGCTGTCGGACCATGTTTCACCCCTTTTTAACGCAGCCTTTATAATCTTTGCGTTCATCAAATCATCGCTTGGATTATAGGGAGGCCGCACATAGGTTTGGGTATTGGGAAAAAGATCCTTCATGCTAAGACCGTAGTATGAGAGCAGTTCCTTTTTGTCGCATCCAACCTTGCACTCAATCACGGTTCCGGTATGACCATCTCTGTAATATAGCGTTTCACTGGAACTGGTACACAGAGGACATCGAGAAACATACTGACCATTGCGAACCTCCCTGCCATCGAGAAAATCATTAAGGTGGGCAGCGTCGATCATATGAACTTTGTGCTCCATTCGGAATTTTTCATCGGACCACGAGGATGGATTTTTCTGGTGATAATAATTTTCTGAGACTTTGGATAACCGATCATTTGACCATCCGCATGGATATTGACAACCTCGATTTCTTTTGTCTCTACTAACTCCTCGTTGTTAAGAACACCGATGTCTCGCTTACCCGCTATTAATTTTTGGATCGTGACTAACGCGAAATCGAAATGCTTTGCTGCATCGGTTTTCTTTAAACGTTTAGCCTCTATCCACTCGCCAAGGGGAATGGGTCTTCGAAAAGTTGTCGGGTACATAAGTTACTCACATATACAGTAGATAAACTAACTGTACTTTTTATATAGTTTTCATGCAAGAAAAAATTAGTGGAGATCGTTAATTAATTTGAACAGTACGTCTGCCTTGGTCGATAAATCTGTATCACGCTGTTTTCTCAAATCGCGATATTTAAAAATTTCTTTCTTTATTTTAGCGACCTTCGTTGTCCGTGACATATCCCGACCTAGCATTTCATCGACGCTTACGCCTAAAAAATCGCATATTTCAACGGCGTGGCATAAATTTATTTTTAAGGATTTTTCTTCGTTACAAAGAATTTTTTTAACCTGGCGTGCAGATAATTTGGTTGCTCTGGTGATATCAATAGCCTTAACCGATTGTCGTTTCAGCTCGGCTGAAAGATTTTTCCTTATTATGTTGCTGCTCGTGTCCATAAATTGGAACATACAATCTGTATGGTTATATTGTCAAATAAAATGATGAGACAAATTGTCGCAGTTAGAAATATCTAATTGAAATAATATATCCGAGCACTTCCCAACCAGACTTTCTGGGCGCGAGAACATTTTTAATCACTCTAAAGCGATTGTCTTTTTTCAAAATCCAGCTAGGGGCTCGTGTGATAGGCCAAATTGTTGACTGCGGAAGTGGTTCGTTTTTATGGTTACACGTTATATAAGAATTTTTTGGTAAAAAAGCATTGTCTTGGAATTCATCATCAACAGCATCTTCACCTCTTTCGACCAATAGAGGGTGATCGACATAAATGCAAAACCGTACGAGGTTGGGAATCGGAAAGTCTCTATACTCGGCCAATGGAGCGTTACCGCTTACGACATGACTTACTTTGACTCGCAAAACTTGCGGCATAACGCAATCTGGCTTGATCTCTCGCGGGTCTGTGTTAAAAAAATTGGCGGCAACAATTGCGTCCTCGACTGAGATCTTCCTTGCCCCGGTTAGGAACAAGCCGAGCTTACTACTCGACCAGCCTAATTTCTTCGATGTTTCAGTAATACTGTGCCCTGATTTTCGCTGATACTTTTTGAAAACTTTTTTTAATTCTTTCGCGCTCATCTGTAAATTCTACCATTTATGTTTTTTTTATAATATTTATTATATTTTTTTTTGTAAAACGACAAGTTTTGACTTGTCACTTCTAAAGATTTTTGAGATTGTTTCAAACCCGCCATACAAAATGTATGGTATTAAATACTGCTTGTATACGAAGTGTCTTAGGGGTACTATCCTTGAATTGCTAATTCGGGATAGTGTAATGCGAAAAGAAGAAAGCGCAAAGCTAAAACAGATATATAACGAGAAAGCTCGCGGAATGGGGCTGACTTACGAGAAGATTGCGAAACTGATGGGGTTCAAATCAGGAGCCTATTCAAGCGTCAGCCATATGCTTAACGGCATTAATGACATTAATCTTCTTCATGCTGTTCAGTTTTGCGAAATTTTACAAATCGAATTAAGAGATTTTAGCCCAAGATTAGAATCAGAGGCGAATCGGATAGCGAGTCAGGTACGAACGCCAGGGCCTACCCAAGGTGCTGCTGATGTGAACTGGCTTGTGGGAGAAAGCGAATTGGCAATAAGTAATCAAATTAATAGAAGAACAAAATCTGAGCGCCAAGTTTATTGGCCCGGTGAGCACAGCGAACACACGTACTGTATTGAAGTGATGAGCGAAGCGAATGCACCCCTTTTACCGAGCGGCGCTATTTGCTACGTTGATTTTGAAGCAGATCTGAAAGCCGGGAAGATGATTTGTGTGAACGGCAAAGACAAAATCACTTTTGCAAAATATTTAGGTGACAATCTTGCGACTTTGCTTAACGATAATTTTCCAAACCGGACAATAGAAATTAATGAAGAAGACAGCGTTGGTCTGGTCATTGGACATCAAGTAAGCCTATAGCTTTTTTTTGTCAGCTAAGTGTATAAAAAGTACAAAAACAATGAGGTAAATATAGATGGGAAATGAAAATATAATGTTACACATTGCACTCCAGAACGTGGCAGAGGCCATCGGTCCGATTGAGGTTGATTCTACGGTCGATGCTTCTGGCCGTGGTTGGAAGTTTGCATCGCTCAAAGCACTCGTAGGAGCGATTAAGCACTGTTTAAAAGAACAAGGGCTGATCGTTAGCAATAGTTCTTCCACCCGCGTTATTGAAGATAAATTTATCCTTGATGTTCAAACAACAATAATCCATGTGAATTCTGGGTCTTCTATTACTACGAGCGGATCAAGCGTCTTAGATAGACCGGGATTTGAGCAAGAGTATGGACGGAAAATTACCTACTGGAGACGTTACAACCTTCAACTGTTACTTAATCTAACCTTCGAGAAAGACCCTGACGACGTTGACGGCCAAGAGGAATCTAATACTGTTAAAGAATTTGTCGCGCCAGAGCCCAAAGGAGAGTCAGAAATTATGATTGCCGACGCAATCTTTAGCCTAATGAAAACCAAAACTAAAGAAGAGCTTGCAAAAAAATACAAAGATATAACACAGGGTAAGGATTTTAAAGGACTGGACAAAGACTATAAGAAACGTTTTTCGGCAGGGGCTGACATTATAAAACAGGCAAGGAGTCAGGTTGTTGAAGCAGAGAAGTGAAGAATGGTTTGAGGCTCGAATGGGGAAACTCACAGCTAGTGTTATTGGACACATTATGCCAGGTAAGCGCGGCGGTTATTTAGCGGCACGAGAAAATTTACTTATTGAACTTCAGAATCAAAATTTTGATATTAGGCGCGAAAAAACATTTGGTTCAGCACAATTGACCGCGATGGAATGGGGTACAAAATACGAGCCAGATGCGCGGAGAGCTTACGAGTTAGCTACAGGAGATTCGATAGAAGAGATGGGACTTGTTGACCACCCAACGTTGGAAGGATTAGCAGCAAGCCCAGATGGCAAACTGATTTTGGAAAATAAACTCATTGAAATTAAATGCCCATACTCAGATAAGCACGATGCCCTTATTCAGTTAAACCTCGAGGGTGTGCCGAAAACAGATACGCGGTGGGTCGATCAAATCAATTCAGACTACCAATGGCAGATGTTATGCCAAGCAGCGTGTGTCGGAGCGACGGAAGTTGACTTCGTGCAATACGATCCTCGGGTTGAAGAAGCACAGCAACTAATGATTATACCTTTTCCAATTGATTCAGAACGCATGGCGTTGATGATGGAAGAGGCAGAAAAATTTATTAATGAACTCAACGAACGAGTTAACAAAAGGAGAAGCATGAATGGATAAAGATTTTGATAAAACGGGAACTTTTAGTCTGAACTTAAAAAAAGGACCGAAGGTAGAGGATTGGCACGATGATTACTCTGGTTCAATTTTTCTCAAGGGTAAGGAGTATTGGCTGGGCGCGGTAAAAAAAGAAGGCCCATACGGTGAGTTTATTTCTGGGAAAATTGGGAAAGAGAAAAAGCCTAAAGACAGCAAGGTGAGTGCTCCGAAGACGCCAACAAAGCAAGACCTTAATAAGTTTTTCAATGACGATGTGCCGTACTAGGAGAATAAAATGAATTTAGAATTTATTCATAGGAGTAAGTTTTCAGCCGATTTAGGTATTACAGACGGCGTTTTTGATGGATGGAAAAAGCGGCATTGGGACGAAGGGAAGCATTACATAATAGTAGGTAGACAAATTTTGGTGAACTTGCGGGAGGTCAACCAATGGCTAGAGAAAGAATCGTTAGAAAACTTGCAACCGGAGTGTGGCAATTTGGAGAACAAATTCTTATCAGATGGGGAAAAGACAAACAAGAATTGCTCGACAAATCGTACTCGCCATACAATGCAAGGCATATTGCAGCAGCGAAAAAGCTAAGAGCGATCCGCGCAGAAGAAAATAAAATAGGGAAACTAGGCAACGACTATTACCTATTTCCATTTGAATCTGCTGTTGATCGATACCTTAATTTAATCTGTAATAAAAAAACCTATAGAGAGATTAAAAGCGATCTCGAAATTTATTGGATACCAAAACTTAAAGGTAGAGTATTAGGTGCAATACACCAGACTGAGATTGACGATATCAAATCTAGCTGGCGTAAAAAAGATGGTAGCCAATATTCTTCCTCTGAAATAAAAAATCGGTTAATACCGTGTAGACAGGTTTTCAAAAAACATCAAATCTGGCCCAACCCTGTAGATGGTATTGAGGTGCAAGCTACGCAGAAGCTACCTGTCGATAAATATGAAGAACCAGAAAGACAAAAGCTAATCTCTGCATCAAATCGTTTTGACTACACAAGGCGTGGTGATTTTAACTTAATCTTAATTTTAGGGTTTGGGTGCGGTTTAAGGACCGGGGAAATCTTGGCTGTCACAAAAGATTGTTTTAGTGACGGTTTTGAAGATGTTCATATTTACCAATCAGTCAAACAAGACGGTATTGACACAACTAAAACTTGCCAGCACCGATGGATTTATATACCAGTTTGGGCGAGAGAATCTATCAGGAAATATGTATCTAGCCTGGATGAATATGATTTTCTTTTCGTTAATTCAGAGGGGAATATTATTAAGGACAGAAAACCTCTTTATAAGAGACATAAAGATATTCACCAAGAAATGAAAATCCCTCTCCAAAGAAGAGGCTATGCCACGAGAGATATATACACTTGTCGGCATACTAGGGCATCCGAGTTAATAAGTCAGCCGAACACTGCTGACGCGGAATGCGCCAGGGAATTAGGCCACGGCATAGGTGTGTTTCAGAGGATATACGGACATTTCATAAATTCTTTCTCAGGAAAGAAGGATCGATCCCATTTAGACGGTGTTGCAGTGCAAAATCATGGCCTACATCTGGTTGATTGAGGTAAGAAACCGTTACAAAACCGTTACCAACGGCCCTCATAAAACACTAAGCTACTGATTTTACTGAAAGAAAAGTGGCGTCCCCTAGGGGTTTCGAACCCCTATGATATCCTTTTCTGTCCGTCTGTGTCCTTTATAACTAATTGATATTATTAAAGTTACTAAGTCGGTGATGGGCGTAGATGGACAGAGATGGACAACAAAACCGTTACCAAAAACCGTTACTGTCCAAAAAAAATTTCGCTTTATCTATACGTTGGGAGGGTTATCGGCCTAGCAATCCTCGGTTCCTTAATCCTTCCGTATTCCTACCCGCATATGCCCCACCCCTAATAAGACCTCTTCCGGGCGCGGGACTCATAAGAGATCTTATTGGGTTACGCGGTACTTGTCGCATACGCTCTAAACCTATTCCTAATCTTGCTTGATTCATAGGACTATTGATGCTCGAAGCTAATAGACCTACCGCTGCACCTGGGGCGTCGAATGCACTAGCTCCAGCCGAACCCGCAATAACTTGGCTAAGACTAATTGGGTTCCTGTTATTGATCCTATTAACTGATCTTTGTAATGGCTCTCTTAATTCGAGCAGTTCGCCCATCCTTCGATTTGGCACGCTAACACCAGGAACAAGTTGCTCTATACCTTGTCTTGCATCACGACCAATAACTTTTGTTGCCTCGTTTCTCAAATTTGTGACCGGGTCATCAGCCTTGTAATCTGCCCTGGCATAAGCGTCTCTTTTAATTGCTTGTAACTGAGCCGCTGTAAGAGGCATTGGCGGCGTTGACGCATCAATCTCTTTAACACCCCTGCCGTATATTGACTCTATAAGATCATCTCTTACGCTGTTGATAATTTCGACATCCTTGAATTTCTGTGTCGATCCACCATCCATCAATTTAGCTTCCATGTCGTACAAGCCATTTAATAGACTTGTCGCATCCACAGTTTTCCCTGAGTCCACCGCTCGATCTATTAGACCATCTACTTGCCGACCGAATGTATCTACCAACGTATTGAGTCTAGCCACACCCGCTTCATTAGGCATTATCTTTTGCTCAACGGCGGTCCTTAAAAGACCACTACGTTGATCTGGTGTTAACGTTGTTGTTGGCTTCATGCCCCCAGCCATCAGATTTTCTGGCAATTTTTTTGGTATGACAGATCCGACCGCTGCGCTAACGGCATTTGCTGAGATATTAGCCGGGTCAACAGCATTGGCAGCGGCTTGAACAAAATCTCCTGTCTTTTCAAAACCAGAAATTTTCGCGAGCTTACCACCGACACCAGCAATGCCACTGAAA